AAGCAATTCGCAAAATAGTGGAGAAACAGAAGAATGCAATTATCGTCGCATCGTTGGGCACTTTTAGCACTGGTATCAATATTCGTAATTTACATAACATTATTTTTGCCTCTCCCTCAAAATCTCAAATTAAAGTCTTGCAATCAATTGGAAGAGGACTCAGAAAATCAGACGACTCTAGAACTACTAAGCTCTTTGACTTGGCGGACGATTTGCATTGGAGAGGACGTAAAAATTATACGCTAACACATAGCGCAGAACGAATTAGAATATACTCAAGAGAATCTTTTAACTATAAAATATATGAGATAGAGTTCAAAACATGACCGAAGAAGAAATAATTCAATTAAAATTATCGAGTGGTGAAGAAATATTATGTGAGATCATTCAATGGGATGATGATCACAATGCTACTATACTTGTTAAAAATGCATTTGAGATATATTTCTTACAATCTCCAACAGGAGCAATGAGACTATGTACTCTTCGACCTTTTATGGTTGGACAAATAGAGGAAGGTTATAATATTGCATTGAATGGGGACTTAATCATTTCTCAAGCAAGTCCGTCACGAGAAATATTAAGTAATTATCGAGATACACTTGGTGAATATTTTAAATTCAACGAGGGACCAACCGATGAAGAATTAAAAGAAATTGAAAAAGAAGAAATGGCAGAGAACGTATTACCATTTCCGCGGATTGATAAGAGTAAATTACACTAGGGTATACCACCCACCTCAAAAAGCCTCTATTAATTATACACCAGTTTTCAGGGTTTGTACACCCCTAAAACGCATTTTTTTTATATTTTTTTTAAAAAAATTAGTGTACATCGCCGTAAAAATATAGTATGATATATGTGAAAGGATAAATTATGGCAAGAACTAAACGTCAAAGTATTCACTATGTAAATAACGCAGACTTTTCAACTGCGGTTGTAGAATACGTTAAAGAAGTTAGAATAGCTAAAGCAAACGAAGAGCAGCTTCCTATTGTAACAAATTACATAGCATCATGCTTTTTAAAGATAGCCGAAGGCTTATCTCATAAATCAAACTTTATTCGTTACACATATCGTGAAGAGATGGTAATGGATGCTGTTGAGAATTGTTTGAAGGCAATAGAAAATTATAATTTAGAAACCGCAACAAGAACTGGAAAACCAAATGCATTTGCATATTTTACTCAAATCACGTGGTATGCGTTTCTCCGTCGTATTGCTAAAGAGAAAAAGCAACAAGACATCAAACTCAAATATCTCACTAGTTCGGCGTTAGAAACGTTTGTAGAGGTAGAAGGAGATACGTTAGCAAATACCGTGGCTCAACAATTTGTAGACTTCCTTAAGGATCGTATAGATAAGGTAAAAGCTACAGATGATGCAGTCAAAGAATTCGTCAAGAAAGAAAAACGCAAAAAGCGTGAGATGAAAGCTGATTCTGATTTGAGTGAATTTTTAAAATGAAGGTAGCAATAATTAATGACACCCATTGTGGCACTCGCAATTCTTCTGACATATTTCTCGATAACGCAGAGAAATTTTATAGTGATGTATTTTTTCCTTATCTTTTGGAAAACAATATTCGCCATATCATTCACTTGGGTGATTTCTTCGACAATAGAAAATTCGTTAATTTCAAGTGTCTTAATAGGATTAGGAATTGCTTCCTTAAACCGTTACGACAACACGGCATTACAATGGATATCATTCGTGGCAATCACGACGTATACTATAAGAATACTGGTGAGCTGAATAGCTTAAAAGAATTACTTGGTCATTATATGAATGAAGTCCATATTATACATGATCCAATTGTTATGGATTATGATGGACTACAAATGGCACTAGTACCATGGATCGATGCTGGTAACGAAGAACGATCTATAAAGTTTATCAAAGAATGTAAAGCCGATATACTCGGTGGTCACTTTGATATTATTGGTTATGAAATGATGAAAGGCATCAAGTGTGAACATGGTCTTGATAGATCATTATTCAAACGGTTCGAAGCCGTATACTCAGGACATTTCCATACAAAATCAACTCAAGATAATATAACCTATCTTGGCAGTCAAATGGAGTTTTTCTGGAATGACGCACACGACAACAAATACTTCCATATTCTGGACACGAATACGAGAGAGCTTGAGGCTATTAGGAACCCTAATACTTTGCACCACAGGATTAGGTATGATGATACTACTACTGATTATATGGAGTTCGATCTAAGTCAAGTAGATAATAAATTTGTAAAAATAGTTGTAATAAATCGAAAAAATCAGTTTACATTTGATCGATTTGTTGATAGAATACAGAATAGACCAGTACATGATTTAAAGATCCAAGAGACCTTTGATGAATTTATTGGGTCAAACGTTGGAGATGATGAGATCTCCCTTGAAGACACAACAGAATTGTTGAATACTTATATAGATGGAGTAGAAACTGAGCTGAGTAAGGAACGTATCAAGAAGGATGTGTACAACCTTATGACTGAGGCTCAATCTTTAGAAATTGCATGATATTATTTAAGACGTTGCGTTATCGTAACTTTTTGTCTACGGGCAATAGTTTTACGACGATAGACTTTATTCGCAGTAAAACCACACTTGTTATCGGTCACAATGGTGCCGGTAAATCTACAATGCTAGATGCTTTGTCATACGCTCTGTTTGGCAAACCTCACCGAAATATTAATAAACCACAACTAGTTAACTCTATTAACAATAAGAATTGTGAAGTAGAAGTTGAGTTTAGTATAGGTCAAAGAGAATACAAAATCATACGTGGAATCAAACCAGGTAAGTTTGAAATCCATGTAGATGGCACGATGATTAACCAATCATCTCATGCCAAAGAGTACCAGAAGATTCTCGAGCAAAACATCTTGAAGCTTAATCATAAAAGTTTCCATCAGATTGTTGTGTTGGGATCCTCCTCCTTCATTCCTTTCATGCAGCTCCCTTCGCATCATCGGCGGGATGTTATCGAGGATCTTCTGGACATTAATGTATTCTCTAAAATGAATCAGATCCTAAAAGAAAAGCAAAGCTTATTGAAGGATAATCTTAAGGATGTTGATTACGATTTAGAGTTAGCTAAAGATAAAATTAACTTACAACAGAATTATATTAAAGAAGTTGAAGGTCTTGCTGATACAGAGGTTGAGTCCAAGACCGATGAGATAGATGATGCTCGTACTGAGATAGAAACACTTCAGAGTGATAACACTAAACTTACTCAGTATATAGAAAGACGGTCAAGAGGTTTACAAGAAAAGATTAAAGATCGTCATGACAAAAAACAATCTCTATTACAATATAAAGCTGATTTTGATTCTAAGATAAAGACTCTTGTAAAAGAATCTAAGTTTTACGAGAAGCACGATACATGTCCAACATGTGAGCAAGAGATCTCAACAGAACTTAAGAAAGAAAAATTACAAACCGCTAAAGATAAGGCAGCAATATATCAAGATACTCTTATCGATCTGGCTGACGAGGCTGAGGCCGTACAAATAGATCTTACTGATTTAGATAATAGATCGGCTGAGATAAGAGATAAAACATCTTCTGTTGCAAATAATAATAATGTTATAGATAGTTTACAAAAACGTATTAATGTATTATCAAATCAGATCGATAAGATTAAAGGTACTGATGGTGATACAGCAAAGGCAAGAGAAGAACTAGCTAAGTTACAAGAACAACGTGAAGCACACTTTGAAAATAAATTACGTATCAATGAAGATGTAACTTATAATACAGTTATTCTTGAGATGCTAAAAGATACCGGTATTAAGACAAAGATTATTAAACAATACTTACCGGTTATCAATCAACTTACAAATCAGTATTTACAGATTCTAGATTTCTTTGTACATTTTAATCTTGATGAAAGTTTTACTGAAACTATTCGGTCTCGCCATCGTGATAACTTTTCTTATGATTCGTTTTCAGAAGGTGAGAAGCAAAGAATAGATTTGGCTTTATTATTTACTTGGCGTCAGATTGCCAAGATGAAAAATTCAGTAGCTACTAACTTACTCATACTTGATGAGACATTTGATTCGTCACTGGATCACGATGGCGTTGGTAATCTAATGAAAATAATTTATGCGTTTGGCGAAGATACTAATGTCTTTGTTATATCTCATAAAGGTGAAATCCTTGATGATAAGTTTCAATCTAAGATGGAATTTATTAAAGATAAAAACTTCAGCAAGGTAAAATAGTGGTGTACAAACACTCAAAAATATCGTATAATAGTATTCTAAATTGGAGTATATCATGGAACTAAGTGAAAATACCCTGTCGATTCTTAAGAATTATGCAGGTATTAATTCTAATATTGTTTTCAACGAAGGCAATAATATTCAGACTATTTCTGAAGCGAAGAATGTTTTATCAGCAGCAAGTACTGTTGAAGACTTTCCTCAAAACTTCGGGATCTATGACTTAAATGAATTTTTAAATGTCCTAGGTCTTGTTGATGTACCTAATCTATCTTTCGAGAAAGATTATGTGCTCATTAGTGATTCATCTGGCCGGTCAAAAGTTAAGTATTTCTTTTCTGATCCGGACATGTTGACATCACCATCTAAAAAGATTGTAATGCCTCAGTGCGAAGTACAATTTACTTTAGATGCTAACACACTGAGTCGTATTAAACGTGCCGCAGCGGCTCTTGGTCATGATGAAGTATCGATTACGCCAGGCAATGGCCATCTCACTTTGTCAGTTGTTGATAGTAAAAATGCTACATCAAATACATTCGCTATCGATATAGCCGGCAATTATCCTGAAGATCCTTTTAACTTTGTTATAAGTATCTCTAATCTTAAGATTATACCAGGTGATTACCACGTGGCAATTTCGTCTAAACTCATCTCAGAGTTTTCTAATAATGAACTAGGCGTATCATATTGGATCGCTCTAGAAAAATCCTCAACATATGGAGAATAAAATGGCTAAAGCCGAAAATATGGTTACTGCACCAGCTCTTGAGGGAGCACCAGCTCCTGAAGGCGCACCTGTTGATCATGATCAAATCTATCAGGTATCAACACAAATGGGTCGTTCAATGATTGCGGTCATTGATGCTGTCACTCAACGTGGTGGCTTCCGTGGAGAAGAGTTATCAACTATTGGTCAGTTACGAGATCAATGTGTGAAAGCTATCTCACTAGGTGAAAACTACGAAGCTAGTAAATCTTAATATTTACAAACCTCCCCTTTTATTGTATAATGTATTTCTTGAACGAGGTTTATAATGTCAGATTTTCTATGGGTCGAAAAGTATCGGCCAAAAACAATTGCGGATTGTACTCTTCCGCAAACACTCAAACAACAGTTCCATGATGTTGTGGCTACCGGTGAATTGCCTAATATGCTTTTCACCGGTACAGCCGGTCTTGGTAAAACAACTGTTGCTAAATCCCTTTGTAATGAACTAGATCTAGATTATATCTTGATCAATGGTTCTGAAGAAGGCAATATCGATACCTTACGAGGTAAGATAAAACAATTCGCATCATCAGTTTCATTGCAAGGTGGATACAAAGTTGTTATCCTTGACGAAGCTGATTATCTAAATGCTCAATCGACTCAGCCAGCTCTTCGTGGTTTTATTGAAGAGTTTGCTAATAATTGTCGATTTATCCTTACTTGTAATTTTAAGAATAAGATTATAGATCCGCTTCATTCTCGGTGTGGTGTCTATGAATTTAATACAAGTAAAAAGGATCTTCCTAAGCTTGCGCAAGACTTCTATTCCCGACTTTTATATATACTAGATACGGAAGGAATAAAGCACGACGATAAAACACCTGTCGATCTTGTGATGAAATATGCACCTGATTGGAGAAGAGTATTAAATGAAGGACAAAGACACTCTAGTAGTGGCCAATTGGTTGTCAATAATATTTCTAGTAATTCTACTTCTTTTGGTGAATTAACTAAATTTCTTAAAAACAAAGACTTTAAGAATATGCGCCATTGGGTCGTTAACAGTATGGATATAGATGCAACAGCAATCTTTCGTGGTATATACGATTCAATGAATGATTATGTTGTACCTCAATCTATACCACAACTTGTTTTAATTCTTGCTGACTATCAATATAAAAATGCCTTTGTGGCAGACCATGAACTAAATGTCGTA